GAAAAGTAAGGTAAAATATAAATATAAACAAGATAAAACAAAACATAAACGAAACCAAAACAGGAGGTACAAAATTATGAAGAGTTATAACGAATTTGACAAGGTGTATATAGGCGGTAGTGATGGGGCTTGCTTGATATTAGCAAGTTATCAGAAGCTACAGTATTTATATTTTGGAGAAGATAACGATTATAAAGCGTGGTTCGTTGATGAAGTTATTGAACTGCCACATCACTATAAGAAAGAATTCGAATGTGATAACTGGGTAAAGATTTATGACGATGTGGAGCGTGTAATCGAGATTAACGCTGAACACATTAAGATTTATAGGGCGGGTGAGATGGGTTGCCTGATATACGCTCCAGGCGGATATATCAGATAAAAGAAAGCCCCTAACAAGGGGCTTAACACTTAATACACTTTACCGCTTGAGCGGTCAACGAATTTCACATCGCAATCAAGGGCATTGGCAATATCCCCAATACTCTTACCGCTCAAATTATCCCTTGACAGCTTAACCGATAGCACTTTAGCGTCAATATTAAGGCGGTTGGCTAGTTCAGATATTTTGATGTCCTTGTCCAACATAACCATTTTTATATTTTTAGATAATCCCATTTTGAAAACCTCCCGTTGTTTTTAATAGGATTATATAGAAAAAACAAGATGTTGTCAATCTCTATAAAAAGATTATCAAAAAATATAAGAAAAGTATTGACAAAGATAATATCATATTGTATAATAGAATTATCAAAAACGATAACAAATAAATTTTAGGAGGTACATAGTTATGAAGTTCAAAACAACAAAGAAGGCTGTTAATGAAAAATACCGTTACATCATTTGCATAGGCTACGCAGATTTGCAACACTTATTAGCTCATATCGAGCCTACCGCATATACAGCGGGCGTGTACGGCTGGAATGCCGACATATATTATGCGAGTAATGCGGTGATAGTTACTGGATACCGCCCATTTGGGAATATTCACCCTGATTATACCGTAGTAGATAAATACGATGAGCTTGCTAGAGATATAACCCACAATACAATCGATTATGCAGAGATTAAAGAAAAGCTTAACAATCTTATCGGGGATTTTATAGAAGAGGTGACAAGATGATGGGAAATTTTGAAGCATTATGTAACGAGTACAGAGAGAATAAACGCTTGATTGAGGAGCTGGAGGACTACAACGACACTATCAAAGCTCAAATTATTGAGTTGATGGGTGATAACGATACTATGATACAAGGTGCTGCAAAGGCTACATATAAGACCGTTGTATCTGATAGATTTGATAGTAAGCGATTCAAAGAACAGCAAGCCGAATTGTACAAGGCTTATTGCTCAGAGATGACAGTAAAAAGATTTACAGTTGTATGATATGGTAGTATAATCAAAATAAAAACACTTAGGAGGATTAAAGTTATGATAGTAAATATAATATGGGCTATAATTTGCGTGATTGTGTTCTGCGTATTCCTACTTGACGAATTGTTGAAAAGGAATAAATAATATAAGGGGTAGTCGCTGAGATGGTGGCTACCCTCTTTTTATTTGTGATTGATTGTGTGGGCGGTAGTCGGCAGGGGCTACCGTATTTTATTTGTTGTGGTGGGAGCTGATGAGGTTACAAACGGCTTGTGTCCTGTAGTGTACCCCCGGGGGGAATATAACCAATGGAAGCGCGGGGATTGAGTAGCTTAAATATCCCTGAAAAATTAAAAAGCCTATTCAATATCATCAATCTGTGGTATAATACACATCAACAGTAGTGCGTTATCGCAAGGGAATAATCTCAATCGGTAGCGCACTTTTTATTTTAGGAGGTATTATGGAAGAGTTACTTATAAAAATTTCCGAAAAAATCAAAAAGACACCCACAGAGCTTGTGGCATACGAGGACTTGTACCACATGTGCCTTGACTGCGTTGGTGAGGATACGGAGTTGGCAGTTGAGTATGGCAGGAAGTTATCTGAGGCTATTGAAGAGCAGATACCAAGGACTGGTGATGAAGAGGATATGAGGCAGTTGTTTGGACTGCACAAGAGGGTGTTATTGATGTTAGCACCTTATGATTTTGAGAGTTATCTGTTATATGTTGAGTGGGAGAGAGACCCTGACAAGAAGTTTTACCAGCCTAGGAGGAAAGCACTGCGTCCTGTGGTGGTGGAGTTACAGAACCTAGCCGATGATAAGCTGGATTTGCTGACGATATCTCTCCCGCCGGGCGTAGGTAAGAGTACGCTTGCTATCTTTTATCTTACGTGGCTTGTGGGCAAAGAGCC